TTGTAAGCATTAAAAAACCCCTCTAAGGGTCGAAGTTTAGAGGGGTTAACAATCAAATAAATTATACACGCCATGACGCACATACAATCTACAAGCCACAAAAATACATCTTTTAAATTGTCCGAACAAGTAAAAGAAACACTACACGCCCGCGGATATTCCGCCATTTTCAACTATCAAGATTACAAGTACTACAAAGCACAGGTTAAAAAAGCATTCAACAAAGCGCAAGCCATAGCCGAACTATTTATAAACGACAATCTAAGCAGCAACACAAGCGACTTTCAAGAATACATTTTTTAATCTATACGCCATGAATCACAACATCCCAGAAATCAAAATTTCAGTTTCATTTGATAAGAAATTGAAAAAATCAGAACTATTAAAAATCACATCTTCAAAAGATGCTTACCATATTTTTCAACGTGTTTTTAATGCGGACACGTTCGACTGGTGCGAAGAATTCATTTTGCTTTGCCTTAACAATAATAACAAGGTAGTAGGATTTTACAAGCTATCGAGCGGAGGCATGACCGGCACAGTTGTAGACGTTCGAACCATTTTTACCACCGCTTTAAATTGTTTGTCTACTGCTATCATCATAGCACACAACCACCCGAGCGGAACACTACACCCCAGCGAAGCAGACAAAGCCGTAACCCGAAAAATAAAGGAAGCGAGCAAAATTTTAGATATTCCAGTACTTGACCATCTAATTATCACGGACGAAAATTTTTACTCCTTTGCTGATAACGGTTTATTATGAAAATAACACGCTACAACCCCGACCGACCAACGGAAGGGGAAAGCGTTTTTTATATCCAATCTCACGGACTGCACGCAGGGCGACCGCTCAAAAAACCAATTCCCAACAGTTGGGAACTGCAAACCGATATAAAAAACGCCTTCGAAATTTGTTTTATGCTCTACAACTCCAACAGCTTAAAAATTTACCTTCGTGGCTCTGTGATTCCTTTTTTGAGTTTGCGAGAGTACAAAAAAATACTACTCCCACTTTTAGAAAACCCCAAAATAGAGGATTTAAGCACTCAAAAAAAACTAAAAGCACTGCAAGACATAGAAGCGCTTTTGTTGCAACAGGAGCAGAAAAACACCTACTACAAGCAACTAAAAAGCCTGATAGCTTCAGAGGTTTTAAAGAGTTTCAATAAACAATAAAACGCCCCGACATAGGGCGTTTTTTCGTTCAAAAAAAATTCCGCCCTCCGGGCGGCGTTGGGTTTTCTTTCTCTTTTTTTGTGGAAAAACTAGCGTTTTTTTAATACTAGCATCATAAGTTCTTCAATACATTCCCAAACTTTATACAAAGCATTATAATCAAAGGTTTCTGTAGTTACACGATCTTCCCAACTATTATTATGAATGTCTTTTACAAAAATTGTATAATCATAAACATTTAGCTTATCAGTATGCACCCATCCAATTGCTAAATTATTTTCTTGAGCTAGCTTGTTTAGTTTCTCAAGATATTGATTTAGTTCTTCTTTTCTTCTATCTACGCCTCCATTAAGCCTATCAGAAACAATAGCATCTGTTTTTCTAACCATATTTGGAAAAATGTTTTTTACATTATGATTCATTCTATTAAAATCTTCCATCCAAACTGGATCTTCTTCAATTTTAAAATTCTCCACAATAATTCACTTATAAGTTAACGCTATACTTTCTATTCAACACGATATTTTGTTTAATAAAGATAAGCTTTTTTTACCTAAATCGACTGATGATATCTTTAACTCTGTTGATTTCAGCTGTAGTAAGCGGTATTTTTATATATGTCAAATCCATTGACGTTCCTAAAAACCGAGACAAAACCCATTCTTTTTTGTCTTCAGAATATTCAATACTTAACCCTAATTGATTTTCAATAAATCCATCTTTTGTAGTAATCCAATAAGGAGCAATATATTCACTGATTTGCTCATAACCTTTAGTTTTATTTTCTTCCATAAGTTCCGTTTTTTTATAGTTACTCAAACTTATAAAATATTTTATTACAACTCCGAAGATTCCAGAAATAAAGACTAAAACTAAATAACACTAGGATCACTACCTCGATAATCCGAGTACGTGTTTACTTTCTTCACAAAGTTTCTACGGTATACAAAATATTTAAATGCATCACTGTAGTTCGTGGAATACATCGGGCGCAAATGAATAGGAAGGGATTCTGTAGATTTATCCTTGTGAATGGTTTTCGAACCTTTATTATCGGTTTTGATTCTAATCTTCGTGAGCTCCAACGAACTTTTCAAGTGTTTGCACTGGAAACGGTCAATTTTGATTTTTGGTAAACCTTTCCTTGTTTCTCCCAATAACGCCTTTGCAAAGTTAAATTCCTCTTCCTGCAAAATGGTAGCCTGATTCAAAGACATCAGGTTAACGACCCAGCCAGTTCTTGTGCCGTTGTTGTACTCAATCGCTTGTTTGATAGCGTTTGCCCAGTCGCGTTTGGTTTTGCTGTTCTGATTTCCCGAACGGTCATAGTACAAGTCCAAAACCTTAACCGGATGATGTTTGTAGAACGCACAAAACTTTTTACCCAACTGCACTTCGTTTTCAGGTGCCAATGTGTGAAACTCTTTCAGGATGTACAAATATTCTCCCCGCTCTTGACCCGTAATCATACTACACATATCGCCAAAATCCATTCCAGCCTCTAGCTTTTTGGTTTTGTCGAGATAGCGCAGCGCCAAACTCGTTTCCTCTATTTCATCCGTCAACGAGAAATTGTCGTAGTAAGAACCTAAAATACCATCATCATAAAAATGATGTTCGCCCAGGTCGCCATAAAACTTTTCGCCTTTCTTCAAATTGATTTTCAAAGAAAGAATTGCACTTTTGAATTCCTCAATACCCAAAGCTTTCAAGCTGTCCGCAAAATAGCCTTCGGTCAAAATATCCACGTTAACCAAGGAAGAAACCACATAAAAGAACATCGAGTTCTTACGCACGCGAACCCAGCGTTCTGTCCAACGAATTAAGTTGCCTTGAAGCTTCTCAATCGCATCGTAATTCCCAACTTGTTTGTTCGACAATATTTCCTTTTTGATTTCATTCAAAACTAAACCTACTTCAAGCGCCAATTTGATTTGGTTCAGGTCCATATTCTTTTCGTCCTGCATAATCCAATCATCGTCACCGTCCATCACGTTGGGCATATCTGTAGTAAATGTAGTGCCTCTGTAGTACACAGAACCGCCAAACATAGCGTATTCCCCACGGATAGCAGGCGTTAGTTTCTTTAGCTTAGCAAATTTCAACAAACGCGCTTCGTCACCATACATATGTTGGTACGAACCACCCGCCAATCCTCCTGGTTGGTCCAGCGACCCCAAGTTGAAAAAGCATCCGTTATAAATAGAAATCGAATGTTTGTAAGCCTCTACAGGTTTGTACGGCAGTTTAAAGTGGGAGGGAGGTCGTTTGTCGGTCACATAATGAATTCCTTCACGCCATCCTTTACGGTTCCAACCCTCGAGCAAGGTAGGAACCACGTTTTTCATCGCGTTCATATACGTGTCCGAAACTAATACCTGATAGCTTCTAGGCATATCCCAACAAATATGCTGCGAACGCTCCGCAATAATGTCTGAGGTTTTTGCCATCGCACGTCCCGCAATCAATCTAAGGTCTTTGGGAGCAATCAAAAAAATGAGTTGCTTTACCCACGAGCCAAACTCGCTACGAACATCTTTGTCTTTATGACTTACGGCCGTCTTCCTGCTCATTTGGAAATACTTTTAAAGGTAATATTTGGGCTTCACGTTTAATTTGATTGCGTTGCTTTTCTGTAAGTTCAGGGAAAGCATCAATCATTTTGGCTAATTCATTTCGATTGGCTTTGGTTTCTAAACCAAGAAACTCCGCATCGGCAGAATAAATAACCCAAGGCGGTTGAAAAATTTCTGCAGGCAGTTCCTCCACATCTGGAAGGTTCACGCCTCGCAATTCTGCCATGTCTAGGAGCATCTTTACCACTTTGGCGGCATCGGTAGGATTCTTTACTGTTTGCATTGCAAACAGCACCATTTTTTCGGCTTTCTCTGCGTAGATATTGCGCCACGCTTGCTTGCTTATTTTTGATTCACTATAAAAGTATTCTTGCGCTTCATCGCACAACTGCATTGCTTTGTATCGCGACAATTTGTCCACAAGCATCAAATGCTTCACGATCGATTCCTTTGTGCCAAAAGTATCGATACGCAAAAACATACCTCTTATTTTGTCGAGCATTTGCAAATAGTCTACAATTTCCTGAGGCGCGTTGTTCAAACTGCCTTTCTCCATAAAATCATATACGTGCTCGAGAGCAATATCATTAATAGTCATCGCCAAATAAGATTTTGTTTCTAATATTTTCAATCTCCATTTCTTCCTTTTGTTTCAGGAAAATTTGAGCTGCAGTAATGTTGCCACTTTCTGCCAGTTCTTTTTGTTTGTTGGTAATAGTAAATTCGCTTTTCAGTTTACCCCGATTGTAAGCCATACGCACAGCACTTTCTTTGTCGTACCACAACTGCATAAAGCCTTTTTTATCTACATCGAGATACAAAGCAATTTTTTCAGGCGCGTAATTGTTTGCGGCCAAATCGTGTATAGCCGTCATTTCTTCCTCCGAAAATATATAATCAAGTAGTTTCATCTTTATCCAGTATTAAAGCATAAATTCCCAACAAAAAATAAAAAAAGGACAATGCCACAAAAGGCTCCATAGGAAACCCCTGAGGCAAATGCCCCGACAAAATCCCCATAACAAAGGACAAAGCCATTAATCCAATACCAATCTTTTTCATAGTATGCTTTTTTTAGGTCTTAAATGTTCTGGAGGCATCGGCACAGTTCTACCACCAAAGCGAACTCTTTTTGTTTTGATTCCAAAACCAAACAAAACCAACACGAAATACAGTATGAATAAATACCCAATCATAAACAACAACTTTAAACCTTAAACTTTTAAACCTTAAACCCTCAATACTTCTTCAACTTTGAATTCGTAAACAACTGCAATCTGAAATCATACAACCCTTTGCAATTCGCAAATACATACTGCTCATAATGGGCGTTTTCGCTCCAGTTCCCAGAACCTTCAATAACATAATGTGCATCTTCTATTTGCATTAGGCAAACTTTTGCGTGCACCCAAGCATACAGCACATTGATATTCGGTCTTGATTTTGCCATTGCCATCAAGTTGTCAATCACCAATGGATTCCTTTTGATCATACTGTCCGAAATCAAAAGCGTGATTTGTTCAATCATTCCTTTGTCGTGCAGTTCCAAAAGAGCTTCAATCACTTTTCTACCAATACTATAAGTCGATGCATACAAATGTTTGATGCGATGCGCCTTAGCCACAAGCGGAATAAATGTGAATGCATTAAAAGCCATATCACTTTGCAAAAAGAAAAATTCTTCTGCAGTAGGCAATCGTAACATATCATATTCAGGCGAAACTACTTTTTGATAATGCGAAACCAAGTACTTTGAAGTGAATTGCTCATCCAAAGCCTTGGTTTCTGGTTTAGTTGTATTTTCCTTGTAATCAAATAGCATATTATTCTAAAATAACCCAGTCTGCACAAAACAAATCCTCAATCGAAGGAATATATGTTACAATTAAATTACTTGAATTCACCAAAGACAATTGCAAACCATAGTAAATCTCTTTTATTTGCATATCTGGATTGTCAAATCTTTTTTGAAACACCTCCTTTACGCTATCTGGTAAACTTTGCATTTTTGGAACAATATTACTTTTAACAGAAGTAGATAATTGTTGAAAAACAAACATTCCCGTTTCTTCCCAGTTTTTTCTAAAAACCACTTTTCCTTCTCTCAAAGCTTCCAAAGCTTCGCCAAACGTTACATATTCTCTATTCATGATTATTTTATGTTATATTAAACAATTCGCTAGAAGTCTCCCTGTTTAAGAAGTTAGGAGATTACACCCCCAACTTTTTATTTACCAAAAACAGTTTTTGACTACGCTCCGCTACACGGTTTTCAATTTCCTGTACTTTGGCGGTGTCATTTTCTTTTTGTGCTTTAGCCAATGCAGTTTTGTTTACCGAGAAATATTTAGCCGAAGCATTTTTGTACTTGATCAATTCATCATTGGTCATAGCCTCTACTTCTCTAGCTATTTTCAATTCCTTGAAAATGGGATGCACACCCAACACTAATCCAGTGTTCTTGTAAGCGTTCAACTCATCGTAGATTCTTTGGTTTTCTTCGAAAGAATCTACAGAGATTTTAGCAAGTTTCTCCAATTCCCCATCTTGAGAAGCTAGCTTGTTTTCATTAATCAGTCTAATCTTTTCTTGAGCAGCTTCATAGTCTTTCCAAACCGTAATTTTATCCGCTACAAGAATTTTCAATTCATTCGGACAATCTTTATCGTTCAAAAAAGGAAAGTCTTCACGAATAGGAATAAAATCTTTTTGGAATTCAGTTAACTGAGGGACATCGATGTCCCTATCTGAAACCTCTAACTTCTTATTTTCCACTTCACCATCACTTCTAACTTCTAACTTCTGACCTCCCTCTTCCTTCTCACTTCTAACTTCTAACTTCGTATAGCGTTCCGTGTCGGTAATATCAAAAGCTTTTTGCAAATCATACAACAAACTCTCAAGCATATGCGGAGAGTAACCAGAAGCATTATAAGAACGCTCTGCACTAGGATTTTTGGCAGGAGAATTTCGATACAAGGCAAAAGCCTCATTAAATTGCTCATATGGTTCCGCGGGCATCGCCTGAAAGAACGCTAATACTTTTTGTTTCATTTTCAAAGTTTTTAATTAGTTAAACCTTAATACTTAATACTTAATACTCAATACTTAATACTTCAAAGTTGGTAATTACCTATATTTTTTGGTGTGACATAAAAAAACCCCTTATAAAAAGGGGTTTTTCCTAACTAAATAAACCAATAAAAAAACGAAACATTATCCTCTAGAGACTTCTTCTAACAATGTTAGAGCGCCTGCTTTGAAAACTTTCAAATTGATTACAGCACCTTGAAGAGCAGTCCAAGTAGTACCGTTAATCAATAATGCCGATTTATCAGCTACACCAGTTGCTAATGTTGCAGCACCTGCACCACCACCACCAATCAAGGTAATAGTGTCACCGTGAGCTAGTGTAATAGCTGCAAACGTAATTGGAGCTGTTACCGCCAAGCTAGGCAATTGATAAATTCTACCATTGGCTTCATTTACCGTTACAGCACCTACAGAGGCAACCGCAAAAGGAGCAGCAAAACTCAATGCTCCAGTGTAATGTCCTGGTACATATCCTGATTTAGCAAATTGTTCAAAGACTAACATGTGCTTACGAGCGTCGTTGTCATCTTGCAAACTTGGTTTCAGCTGCATTGGAGCGCATTTAGTACCCATTACCTTACGGTAAGAATCCACACAGCTACCATAAATGATAATTGCGTTTACACCAATCCAGTTTTGTACAAACTCAGCCAACTCTAATTCGTTGCCCGGGCTTTCAGCTTCAAACTTTTGCATAATAGAAACGGAGTCTTCGTCACCATCGCTTTCAAAAGTTGCTTTGATTTTAGAAGGCGTCATATACACGCTAATCATTTTAGCGTTATCCTTCATTACAAACGACCCGAGCATATTTACACCTTTGTCGTCTCTCATTGGCCAAGTAAGGATATCATCAACCGCCACGATAGTAACGTTTGGCTCTTTTGGAGCAGCCGCCCCTGGACTTTTGCCCAAGGGTTTAACTACATTTGTTCTAATATATATCATCGTACTTTATATTAAGAGATTAATCTTCCAGTTTCCACCCATACACCGTCTACCAACGTTAATTGTAAGTAGTCAGTTGCATCCAATAATGTCGCTGCACTAGCCACATTGATAGTCGGAGCATCACCAAATATTAAGTCTACAGATGTAGTATCTGTACCATAAATTTTGATTGTTTTGCCCTCTACACCATTTTGAATTGCTGTGATTGTTTTAGTAGCTGTACCGTTGAAACGGAAAACGTTTCCAAGGTTAGCATCTATAGTAACAGCATCAAAATTCACATCAGCCACTACATTCGTTTCAGGAGCTGTAGTACGGCTCAATTCTTTCACAGTTCCATCAGCGTTCACATACAATGTCAACGTTCCACCTGATTTCAAGTTGAAAGCTGCATTACCCACCAAATCAACTTTAGCTCCATCAACCACATTTTTAGTTGCGGCCAATTGTGTATCTCCTTTTATTTTGATGATCGTTCCGGGAGTAGTGTTGGTGAACTCGGTAATATCCGTAGCCCAATCTTTAGTAACATACAAGTTTTTGAAGGCTACTTTTACTTTACCTGTGGCATCGTCATTCACTGGTACAAAGAAATCTTTTGGGAATACTGGAGCAGTATTTGACCAAACAGTTTGTACAGAGAATTCAAGCGGGTCACCTTCAACAACTGGGTTTCCAATATGAAGGAAACGAACTCCCATTTTGTAATCCGCCCAGATGTAGATCATACGTTTCAAGTACTCAAAATGGTACATTGATTTTTCTGCAGGAATGTTTTCTAAGATTTCGATGTTATCATCAAAAGTCATAAACATAAAGTCAGAACCTTCCATATCTACCAATACCTCAAATTTGATATTGTTGTAGTCTTTCGGATTAGTTGGATATCCTGTGTAATCGTTATTGGTTCCGAACAAGGTTTCGCTTCTACGTTTGTAGGCTTTCAACCAAAAATCAGACAAGTACAATACCAATCCTTGTTGTGTACGCACGTCATAAGGCAATTGCTTGATGAAGTTGTCAACGTAATCCACAATATTGGTAGGAGTAGGCATACCCAAATCGAAAGGACGATATTTGAAATCTACGTCTCTCGCTTTTTGAGCCAAGTACAATAATCCGTTTTGACGGTTGATGAACTTACCTGGAGTGGTAGCATCTTCAGGAGTTTCTACATACACCCCTTTGATAGTAGCGATTCTATCCTCTTGGCGTGCTTTTTTGTCAATCTCTGACACTAAGAAACGAACGAAAGATGTTTTGTAAGGTTGAGAACCTTCTTTGTTCATCATATTCAACCAGCTTGCTTCAATCTTTTGCAAGAAGTAGCCCACGTACTCGATATCAATTTGAATTGGGAAAATTTGTCCTTCTTCTGGTTTGATAATCTGACGGTTTTTAGGCAACCAAGGCAGTTTTCTAGCTTGCGAGATTTCGGCAGTAGCGATAGTGGCATCGGCTACTTTATCGTCAACTTTAGTTCTTTTTTGCCAAAAAGCAGGCAAACCAAAGTTATCACGATGCAATGACTTTAATTCCTCTGGATTCTCTCTAAAATACAAATCAAGGTCATTGTTCAATTTCTGAACAGTTGGTTGGTCTGTAAAGTTAGTAGCTGCCGTAGTCAATCCCGCAGCTCTTGCGTTCCAGTTTCTTTCCTCGAATGCATCATAAGCTTTGGTAGAACCAAACAGATGCGAAGCCGAGTGCATTACTTTTTTGCCGTTCCCTTGAATGATAGCGCTTGGCACATCACCTTCTGGGTCCATAAGTAATTTTTGAATTTGTGAAGCTTGCTCGTTGTTTTTCTTGGCAATAGCTTGCACTAACGCTAGCGTTTCAGGGGCTCCATTCCCGTCTTTAGCTACGTCTTTCAATTCTTCTTCGGTCAATGCTGATAAGCGAACCATAGCGGCCACTTCATCCTGAATTGCTTTCAGGTTCAAGTTTTCTTGCGCCATGTTCTTAATTTCAGAATTGATTCCATTAATAGCCTCACCGGCTAAATCTTCTCCTAAAGCATCCACAATTTTTTGGCGTTGGTCAGCGCTAAGATTTAGCGTTTGCGCTTCTCCATCAATCGGGATGTCTTTAGTTCCTAACAGCGCAGAGAATAACGCAACTGTTTTGGCCATAATTTTCCATTTCATAGGACTTTTTTGTTTTAGGGTTAAAAATTATTTATAGTGGTTCAGTTCACTCATTACATGAAGCCTTTGAATAGCTTGGTCCATAGAACCTATGGCATCAATCATTCCGTATTCTACGGCTTTTTCTGCATTAAAGGTTTTCCCAGTCAATACACCTAACTCTTCTTTTAGGTTAGGACACGCAGCACGCACCGCATTTTGAAACTTGATAGCAATAGGAGAGAGGTGCTCTTCTTTAATCATATCGTATTTCCCATCCATAGCCAAACGAAATGCTTCGTTCTTGTGCTGACTTTCTTTTGGATAAATTTCATGGAATACATATCCTAAGTTTTCCAAATACTTACGATTGTCCGCAAAAGAAGACACTACACCAACGCTCCCAAATTGAGCAGAAACATTGTTGTCAGCCATTTTATAATCGGCTACCGCGCACATAGACCAATAGTGTAAAGAACAAGCTTGGTCTGCTAATGCAATCACAGGCTTCTTTTTGTTGGCACCAAAATCCATAAAAGGACCTATTGCCGAAACACTTCCCCCTGGACCATCTACATTAAACACGGTTCCAATGATGTTTGGGTTAGCATCTGCCATTTTCAAGGCGTTTACTATTTCATCAGCTCCGTATGTGCAGAAGTCACCGTATTTAATTACAGGGCCTATCATATCAATAACCGCCACAGAACCCGCAGGAACAATCATTTTATTGTTTTCGTCTTTCTGTACCTTTTTGCCGTTATCGTCCAAAACAGTAATGATTGCGCTTGTCTTATTACCAATATCCACGCTTTTGCCTGTAATAATATTGTGAGCAATAGGAGCGTAAGCGGTCAAGCCTTCAAACGACATAAGCCATTCGGAACGCATGATATCCATTAAGAGTTTGTTTACTTGCATGATCTATTTTTTTACGAAGGTGATTTTATTTAATAAAACAAGGTGTGACGTATTATTTTTTACTTAAAGTTTCGCTTTAAGTAAATGAATAAAATTCCAAATACGATAGCACCTACAATCAATCCCCAATAGGTCTCTCTATCGGTTTTCTTGTCTTTGGTTTTGGCACTGATTTGTTTTTGAGACACTGACTTGCTTTTGTCTTGGCTCTTTATTGCCACTTTACTGCTGTCGGTTGTTTGTGACTTGCTTCGCTTGAATTTGGCATTCCAATAGCTTTTTCCGTTTACAATCATAGGCTTGCTGTTATCTACCGGAACCAGTTCTACATCATCGGTAGCCGTATAGACGTAGCGTCTATTGTCTAGTTCAAAAGTCAAAGCACTTTGATTGGTCACCAATTCCTTTTGTTCCATTGTTGCCACACTTGTAGTTACTTTGCGAGTACCACAACCATTGAACGATATAGCAATACACAAAACTAGTACCCAAAACAAAATCGCTTTTAGCGTTTCTTTTTCCATGGTTTATTTCTATTTATTAAGTCTAAACCCCTTTCTTTCATTTTGTTTTTATCAGGAGTAATGTAAATCCCTTCCTCTGGAGCTTCATCTCGTTTTTCATAAATCATTTTCACCTCACCAACAATAGCACCTGTATTCAACTGACTAGCGACAAATTCTTTTGCCTTTTCTAAGGACACAGAACGCCCATAGTAACAAACCATTTCTGCGACTTCCATCAGTTAGTGGATTTTTCTAGTTCGAATGAAAAACTATGGTTAAAAGAAACATTTTCGTTTACTGCTTCTGTTTTTTGTATTTCAACTTCCGCATTAAAAACTATCGGTGGCTCACTAAAAGAAACCATACCATTCTCATGTCGAAACACCGGACCTTTACCAATTACAATTGTTGCCATAGTTATCGATTTCTAGGTAATTTCAGTTTATGATACATCGGATTCTCTTTCATCATCAAATCCTCGTATTCTTTGTAGGCATCAAACGAAGGACATTCCTTGATACGTTCCCAAGACTCAATCACGCCATTTTTGTTCTTATCATTCGAAAAATGATAATGACCAATAATCATCACATTTTGCAAATCATTACCGTTTTCGTATAGCCAATTCATCATTGACATAATTTCTTGCAGTAAAGCGTTCTTTTGCGCTTGTGTTCTTGTATCAGCTGCTTGTTTTACATTTTCGTGCAAAACACCACCTCGATAACACACGTTTAATATTTGAGAATTAAACCCTTTTACACCATTGGTAGGCGTATTGTAATCCGAAAGTTTATGCGGAGTACCATCATAATCTATCCAAGTGTTGTATCCAGGAGAATTCCAACCTAAAGAATCCTTCCAAAATGCTTGCATACTTTGTAACGTTCCGTGTCCTGCTTGGCAGTGCACCACTATGTAACGAATGTTTTTTGCTCTACTCATTGTCTACACTTTTTAAGTCTTTTTTAAATTCCGCAGCCTTAGCAATCATTTCTTTAAGTATGACCCAAATCGAGCGATTACCCAAACCAACACTAGTTTCGTCAATAGATTTTATTTCTATATAGATCCAAACCAACGACATTGATTTAGACGCAAAATAAGCCACCCCAAAAAGATTGGATTGAAACACATGTTTATCAACTAAAAAAGCTAAAACGATAGAAAATAGGTAAAAAAAGCTTTTAACCACCAAGTTAAAAAGTTTGGTGCTTTTAAAAGACTTCCATCCTTTTCGTTTTACTGTCGAGTATATTCCGAAAACAGTATCGGTAACAATAAACAAGATCATCAAAAGTAATAAACCATGTATCGGGATTAAAAATGTAGCTAGTGAAGCCAGTATTAATACTAATGTTTTCATAAATAGTAGGATTTTTAACAAATATATTTCCTTGCTAAAAAAAACACTGTGACATAAAAAAAGCCGTATCTACATCGATACGACTTTGTTCATTACTTGATTGGGCTTTCCTATTTGAAACCGATAAACTATTTGGTTTTGTTTTTTCTCCCGATAATATAACCGCCTGAGTGTGTCCGTACTAAAGCCAAATTCCAACAAATCATATTTGTCTATAAACTTATTTATAGCCGCCACAATAGAAGCTTCTCCGTTACTTTCAACACACCCATTCATATACGAAATGAAAGACATTCTAAACATATCCTCCAAAAAATCGTTGATATCATCATTCGCTTCCTCCGGAAGTTTTAAGAAACTATTGTATCCATTTTCAAATTTGTAGAATTCGCCTTTGTAACGATTCGAGCTCGTACCATCGGCAACAGTCAAAAACAAATTGAAATGAGAAACATTAAGAGGCATTCCCGTTTTTACCATTAGCAAACGAATGATTCTACCCACGGAACTAGCCGTTCCAGAAAACAAAACCGACTTCACTTTCTTATTGCCATAAGCAGCCTCTTTGCCATCACTTTCCTTAAAAAAGAACGGCACCAAATGCGGACGAATTACTAAAGGGACTATTGCCATAATTATTTATTATACGTTCCAATCTATAGCATCGAGACAATGCTTTTTAGTTAAGACAAAAACAAGGACTTTCCCAGTTTTAGTTAAAGTTTCATTTTGGATGTTTTTACCTAATACACTTGAAATCGTTTCATTGACATTGCCAAAATCATAACCATCCCAAGTGATTAGCGTTTTATTCCAAAGGGTTCGAAATTCTCTGTTGGCTAGCTTGTCTAAAGTAATTGCTGAATCACGGAAGTAACCTTTATCTCTAACTAACACGAAATTGATTAGCGTGAGAGGCAGGTATAGCAAGTAGGCGATTATGAATAACAGAAAACCTAGCATTACTCTATAAATTGAAATTGAACACCAATATATTCACCTTTCATGATTACAGTATTCATAATCCAAGCTTTGACAAATTCATTGATAGGTTGCAGTTCTGGATTCTGAAAAGAACCACCGCTCAAAAATGTCAAAGCATCTTCATAGCTTGGATAACCCCAGTCAACCATTTTGTAGTTCTCTGGGTATGCTCCTTGGTTTGTCATTATGTAATCAATTAACCCTCTAGGCTCTTGTTCTTCTGAATCATTCAAAAACAAAAAAGTAGATTTTCTGTTTGTAGAATTACTGTCTGAATTCATACCTTGAAAAGCAATACTTGATTTATCCAACACGATGATTTGATTGTCTTTTTCTATATACATATCAAAATCAATCTTTAAATAAGAATCCTTACGCTTTAGCGTGATTGCCGTTTCTTCTATAAATACATTTTCGAATTTTCCTTCGGTAAGTATTGGGCTCTTGTAAATGGGTGCTGTTAGTTTCATTTTAGTATGAATTAGTAGTTTTACTTGTTACTGTTAAAGTAGTTGTCAACACTTGATTTGTTTTTAATGTTCCAAAAACATGAATAGTTGATGCGTTACCTGTTATAATATTACCAACGGTAACTTGCTTTAATATGCAATTCTCAAACACAAAACGTCCGTCTAAATTCGTGGTGTCCAAATTTTGAAAAAGTACTGTATTAGACTCTATAGAACAATTTACAAATCGGCAAACTAAAGATGAGTAATGTCGCAAATCGTTTAATTTTCCAGAAAAATTTAAAAACAATTGAGCAGTTCCAACGTTTCCTCCGTTGTAGTTGTTAGAAATTAAATTACCTGTCACGATTCCTACATTGCTAAAATTGAAATTAGCTGTAGATGGTGTATTATCAAACTTCACAGTGTTAACTGAACCAAATGTTACATTGCCAGTTCCTGATGCTTTTAAAAAAAGTATAGTATCAATTGAATTAAAACTAAGATTACTATTTCCTACGATGTTCCTAATAATTAAATTTTGAAAAGCGTTACCAGAAGTAGAAATTCTTGAAAGTAAAGCAATATTTTTACTACTCACATATTCCAATATTTCTATTGTATTATATAACCCATTCCCATTTGTAGTGCTAAATGATAGTACAGAACCAGCTACGTTTGTTGTATACGTATTTAATTTATTAATTTTTAAAGAAACTCCATTAAATTGGTCAATATGTAGTAATGTCCTAGCAGCAGAAGAAGATGGGCATTCCCACTTTATTTCATTAATATGCCCCTCTATAGAGGCTCCATTTATAGGCACATTTCCTACTGAAAACTGCTGAAAAGTAATTTTCTGTGATTTCAAGGATATTTTGCCACTATAGAATCTATAAAATTTAGCAACACCCAATGCAACATAATCCAAAGGTGAATTTGTAAAATCAATATCTACTAAATAATCAGAATCAAATTCTAAATTTCTATTCGGAAAAGAACTGCAAGGGTAATTTCCAGAAGATAAAAAAACTATCATCCAAGATTTTCCATTATCTGCAGGCAATGATGCTAGCGCGTTATCTAGATTTTTAAATGGCTTTGACTTGTTCTCGAAGATTCCATTAGCATCATTGCCGTTTGTTATATCAACAAAAACAGTATAGCTTTGTTTTGCGACATCGGGAATATTCCCCTCAACAGTCCAAGTATCCGTACCAATCTTAGTCAAAATCCTAGTTTCACCTTTCACCATTGCTAGAGGTAAATTGGTCACAAACGTAATTCCTGCACCCGCCACACTTACTATTCCATCTCCTTGCTGAGTGTATCGTACTTTGGTTCCTACAGGTATCGGCACACTCGCATTGGTAGGAATGGTAAACGTTACCGCATTGGCATTGGTAAACAAAACATGTTCATCTGTCGCAGCAAGTGTTTTGGTTATACTTGGTTCAGTTGTTACGTTGGTAGTTTTTTTTGCTACATTCCCAATATACATATGATGCGCGTAAGGCGCATAAGTCATATCAAAAGAAAACTCAATGGTTTGATTCGGTTGCAACACATAATCCTGACCGTCAGGGAAAATGAAATCTACAGCATAACCACTTACGGCATTACCTATGGTTACAGGTGTGTTTTGGGCATTGAATAGCGTGATTCGCTTGCCGTTGTACGGAATGTTTGGATAGGTGATTGTGTTCAACCTAGTAACGGATCCTTTGAATACTACGGTGGCTTTTTCGTCTGCCAAGGTCAGCATATTGATTACGCCTGAGCCTGTTAGGATGACGTTGGCGCGCTCGGATTTTTCGACAAAGTTTGTAGTAGGCGTTGGTGTTGGAGTTCCAACCACCAAACCAAAAACTACCACTCCAGCCAATCGAATGGTTCCGTCTGGGGCATCCGGTTCTATGGCAGAGGTCGTGCTCGGATTTCCTTGTATCACTTGATAGGTTCCAGTGCTGGTACCTACAATAATATCAGCGCGATAATAACCATCTGCTGCAGCTGTAAGATTCACTCCATAAGCAGCAGGAGTTAAAAATTCTTGTTGATTGATGCGCCATGCAAAAGCATTGGCGGCAATGTTTACGGCTAATCCTGTAATAGATATAGTACCGCTTTTCAATACGGCATCAGGAAGACTGCCTTGACCTAATTCATTTATAGCATCACGCAACTGGTTAATTTCCTCAGCGGAGAGATAACTCTTTTCTCCAAACTGCTGTAAATAAGCCAGTAATTCTGGACTATTTACTTTGTCCTGCCAATTGATAGGTAAATTACTCATTATTCTAAAGTTAACGGGATGAAACTTGGTAGTTGGTACGCTTGAGCATTGGCAACAAAACCACTTGGAGTAATAGAAACCGTCTCTACACTCACGCTACCTTTTTGAATATTCGCCTCAATCTTTACTCTTGGGCGTGCGTTTTGAACATAATCGTTTCGGCCAATGACGATATCACGTCCATCTGACAATTTTAGTTTTACAAACTTGATCCTGGATAACAATGCCAATCGCTCAGAACGATTGCCATCGGCATTAGGAAAAGCAAATACTATTTTTTGTTTGTAGAGCGTTCCTGCAGCAATTTCTTCTGAGGTTTCCTCAAAAGCCACACTCGCAATACCAACATACGTCTTTGAAAAATCCGTATCGACCATAGCCGAATTATAAAACGGCTGCCATTCCGGAATGGAAGAAGCCGTAAGTTGACCGTTGAAAGCGAGTTCTACACCACAAATCCTTACATTAATCTTTGCTCTATCAAGTAGTTCCATCTAAAAATTGATTTTTACGAAGATAAGAAAAAATCAACTAACAGTTTATTTTTTTCTTACAAAATCATCTCAAAAGAGATATATAATATACCTGTAGTTTATTTCTAGTTTTTTGTGTTTCTCCAAAAAAACCAGAAAAAAATGTAATTTTGTAATTTTAGGTTTTTTTACCCTCTCAACCCTTATAAAATAAGGGTTTTTAAATTACATCGGTTTTGTAATTTGGCAGTAACAGAGAAATGTAAAAATGTAATTTTATTTTATGTTACATTTTTTTTGTAATTCACGTTACAAATGAAAATATAAAATGTAATAGTAAACCCCTTGAAAACATTGGGGGTTTTAGCAGAAATTACAAAATTACATTTTTTTCTAGGTTTTATTATAAATGGGGGGTTGGGGTAAAAGTGTGTAAGAAAGTGCGTACCTTTGGTTTTTGGGAGTGTCTTACAAAAATGTATTTTGATTGTATGAAGGGCAAAACATTTACAGCTGCAGAACTGACGCAAATGCAGTCGATATTCAAGCGAATTGACCCTACGACTATAGAAAGTGTCCAGGTGTACAAAAAAGAGAACGAGTACCGCATAGGTTGCACGCAAGTGATCTATACTAAATATCGGGAACCGATATGTGTGTTTCAGGTTTTCGAGCCTTTGAGCAAGTATCGTATGTCGTTACTGATGCGATTATCCGCATCAATCCCTTATAAAATTCATATACGCCATTCTCGCGAGGATAGAATGACGATAGGGTGGAAGGTGGAATAAAAAAACCGCTCTGGTGGGAGCGGTTTTGGCTTAGTCGTTGTCTATTACAAACTTTACATTGAATATTTTCCTTATCTCACGATGTTTTTTGACGCCGTTGTAACTCATTTGGCGCTGTGTAGCATAGTCCGGAATGGTTTGCAAGTTGAGATATCTACCTGCTTGTTCAATAAAATGAACTAAGTCATCATTTGTAAATGCTTTCTCTTGCATTTTCTCATCTAAGAACTCGGCTAACTTATTGCCTTTGCTGGATAAATTCATAGTTCACTTTATTGAATGGCGTGTAGTAGGTAGTTAGGGAACAGCTTGAACAACATTCCGTTTAACTTCTTTATTCGATTTTGTTTCATAAACTTTACCTTTTTTTACATAAAATTTAGGAATATTTTCAATAGGTATTTTTCTACCCATTAACCTTTCTGGAAATATGCTCATAATTATTTTTTGTTTAAAACAATTTAGTTTGAAATTGAATTTCTTCCATTCTTTTTACACCTTTGTCGAAATACTCTTTATCAATTTCATAACCAATAAAATTAACTCCTAGATTATAGCAGGCTTCACTACAAGAAAATGAGCCAGCGAAAAAATCAGCCACCCATATTGTTTCATTGAATTTATTAGGTAGACATAGCTTTAGCAACCTCTCTAACAACTTTACAGGTTTTTGAGTTGGATGTATGGACGTGTAATGGTCTCTTAAAATTGATATTATGCTTTTTTCCCTCATTCCATTAGAAACAGACTGAACCGTTTTTAAAGATTGTGCCTGTAATTTCAATTTTGATTGAACCGTAACATTTCTTCCTATTGTTTTTAAATCTCCTCTTTGTGAAATTTCTCTTTTTTCTAAAAAAGACAATATCTCATTAAAATCAATTGGATTCTTTAAGGCAGATTTTATTCTTTTTACATCCGCGACAACTGAACTTAAATCAAATTCTTTTTGTTCAATGTATGGCACTTTTTCTTTTTTTAAAGAAGCTTTTCCTTTACAATAAATAGAAATAGTTTCGTGAACTCTAGAAATCGGAGAAACTGGCGAAGAGGTCATTCTTTTATCCCAAACAATTTCTTCCTTAAAAGTAAACCCTAAATCAGATAATATGCAATTCCATCTATAAAATGAAACACCACGACCAAACATAATTATAAAGCCATCTTGCGTCAAAACTCTTTTGCATTGTTCAAAGAATTTTATTTCATCAAACTCTCTTTCTAATTTTTGGTTTTTTAAATATAAATACGGTGGGTCGATGCATATAATATCAATACTTTCTTTTTTTAATTTTAAGATAGCCTCTTCTGAGTTCGCATTCTGCATTTTTATGAAAGTGGATTTATTTGTCAAATATTCCATAGAATTTCGTGTTAAAAAGCCGATTCCCTAACAATGCATTGTAGCAATTGTGGCATCGGGCTTAATTAATAATTTGTTTTTAATCGGTTAGTATTTGTCTTTATCCGTTACATCGTGTTAGTCTAACCACAACTGCTACAATGCTCAACGTTGGCAGACAGTTTAAGTGCGACCATCGAAAATAACGATCATACTATCTTTCGTTCCACTTTGAATTTTACCTTTTGAATTTAATGGATAATAAAAATTTCCATTATGATCACGTTTACCAAATTTTACTCTACCTTTTAAAAATTCAATACTTTTAGCGTTTGGCTTTATATGATCATGAAATAATTTAGTTGATGTGCTTACAGGTATCAATAAAACACATAATTTACCTTTTTCAGCTTCTTTTATTGCTTTTTTTATAAACAATTCTTTACTTTTTTGCGAATAAGGCGGATTTATGTAATTTCTTTCTCCCCACTCAACGATCAAACCATCAAATTCATGATCATTTTCATTATATGGGCAAGGATCAAAAGTAAAATCAAACCTTTTGTTTAATTCATTATACAATTCTGGTGGGGTTGCATAATGATCATCGTTATTAATGTGTATTTTTTTCATATATAATAGATATTAAAAACCGATCTGCCAACAATGCATAACACTAATTACGGTATCGGTCTTGAATTTATAAATTGTTTTGTATCAGTGATACGGGTTTTAATCTGAATGTTTCGGCTTACTTAGTCCGTAACTAGAGTTATGCTCAACGTTATGCGATGACGTTAAACAACTCCTTCGATTATTGGAAGCTCTAGTTCCAACTCATAAACGGTGTAAAACTTAGGATTGAAATCATTGCCTTCTCTATTTGCGTTCATTCTAAAAAAATCTTCTAAGGCGCTTTCTGGTGTTGCATGAAAACGCATTGAGTTTTCCCATCCATTAAACTTTGTATAATAGGCTACTGCAAATCGTTTTACTCTTTTTGGTATTGTTACTTTCTTTCCTTTTGTTGATTCTAATTCTTGCATGATTTTTTGTTTTTTTTAATTAATTTATCTCTAATTCGATTACTCCTTTCAATCGCTTGGCCAAATCTTTTTGACACATTTCCTTGGCTTCTGCTATGGTGGTGGCGAATTGCTTGGGTGCTTTTCGATAGCCGGGGAAGGTGTTTGATATTTCGATGCCTTTGGTAGTGTGAGCAATGCAGTAACTTCCAAAAGGGGTTACGGCTTGCAAGCCTTTGGAATATTGCAGGGTTTTCCACGGCAAGGGTTTTACCGATGAAAAAGATTCTAAAACAGCATCAATTATAGATTCAAAGGTGTGGGAACAGAAATTCTTTCCGTTGATCTCAGTGCTATTGTTTGCAGCAGCTATGATTTGTTCTTTTAAGGATGTGGTGTTCATGATTTTTTATTTACAATGAATGATTTCTTGATTATTGATTAAAAACGTGATGCTACTCACGTCTATGTCTCTACAGGAATTGTTTTTGTGGACCAGGAGTTTGTTTAGTTTTCGGCCCACAAAAACGCAGCTGAAAACGTAGCGGTACTGTACTTCCTTTTTTCCTGACGAAAACAATTCGAGTTGCACGTTGGGCTTTTCGTTGTGTTCCGGGCAATTGAAAACCGCGTACTTCACATTGTTTTCTTTATAAATCCCTTCGTAGATCATGTATAAACCTTGGTTTAAGGCAAACATGGTTCTTTTTTTACGTCCTATTTGCGTTACTTTTTCGCCTGCCTCCAAAGTAATTCCATCGGTAGTGGTGAGCGTTGTAGGTGTGATTTTGACCTTCTGATCAAAACACAAGTACATCGCTCCCCATTTTTCTACTATTGTGATCATGATTCAATTCCTGTGATGTAAGAGGTAATTAGTACAAAAACGAAGTTGGCACAAAAACCAATCAAGAACCACAAGAGTCTGGCTACTCTCATATCGTATTTATCATATAGTTCTTCGTTTGCATAGAGAAGTGTGAAATAATTGTATTTGTTATTCTTTGTCATGGTTTTTTTATTTGATGTTAACTGGCTTTTTTTAATTCCTTTTTACGAAAGTGTTGCCTTTCGTTAGGAACAAACAATTGTTTCTTAGCGATGAGATTGTCGAGATACAAAAGTGTTACGCTGTGATCGATAAACAATGGTCCTGTGAGCTTGTGATCATCGTAGATATAGTACACTTGATGTATCTTGAGGTATTTACCAACTTCTTTTACATCATCGGCTTTGGCTTGACGCAACACCATGTCGAATATGAACTCGTTAGTGACTTCTTCGGGCATCGGCACTACGGTTCCGACTAGGTTAAATGCACATCGCGTGTAGAGCTGCAGAAAATCGGAGTAGGTGTGTGTGTAATGAGGCCCTGATATTTGCTTGGTTTTTTCATGCAAATAAAACACCACTACATTTTCTTTTACAGCCTGTTTGCTGTGCATGTCATTTACATTACCTGTAAACAAATCGCTTTTGTTAGCGGTGCGCAAAGCAGTACGGACTTCTAAATATCGACTGGACATAACTATAAGTTTTCGATTTGTTTAAATCTTTTCTGTGATTGCTCTGCAATGAATATTTTTTGAGAAAGCGGCAGTGCTCCATCTGCTATTAAAAACAAGAAGCTGCGACAAGCGAGTTCTAATTCGTCCCAATTGGCACAATTGCTGAAAATGGTTCTTATTTCTGCGAGTGTGTACATATTTTATTTTTTTATCTGATTAAAAAAACGTCTTATGAGGTAACTTCTTAAGAAGGAAATGACAAAAAACAAAGCAGTTATTTTGGCATTGGTCGCGTGGCTGATGTAGATTCCGAAGTAAGGAAAGATGAACAGCTGTATTCCGAAGCTCGTGCCCAATCCGATGACGGTATTGGTAACGCTCTCTATTACCGAGAGCGTTTTGGTTTGCGGTTTCATTAGGCTAACTTTTCTACTTTCCAACCCTCGATAGAGTTGTACACTATTAATTTGCCTTCTTTCTCCTGTTCACGACCTTTTAGATTGACGTCAATTTTTACTCTTTGGTTAGGCAAAATACCATCCAAGAGGTTTACGCGGTTTTGTGTGAACTTGATTTCAAGTATTTGCGGATACTGTTCCTCGGTCGTGATGACTGCCTCACGCACTTGAAACCCATTAGTTCCTACTGTTTTCGTCTCTGTTACTCTTTTTACGATTCCTGTGATTTCCATGTGATTTAATTATTTAAGATTTATAAATTTTAAAAGTGGTTTTGTTTTTCTGTGTGCCTCGCAAAATATTGTACAAGGCTCCAGGCTTAATTTTTAAATATTCTGCTGCTTCTACCGCTGACGAAAAAGGGTTTTTTTGTCCGTATACATCTTCTATTGTGACCCCTCTAGCGTGTGGGTGGGCTCCTTTTAACGGACCATTATATATTCCTGTAGGATATGAAGCGGGGTCTCTTCTTTTTTTTACCGTCGTTTTCTCCTTGTACTGATCTAAATCCATGCGCTCTGGAATTCTGTTTATCTCTCGGTTGATTTTATAGCACGTTATTGGATTGAGCTTTTGTGTCCAAAATTCTATGATCATGATCTTGATTTTTATGATTTAAAAATATCTTCTTCGTTGTTGTATTCCGTTACATCACCCGTGATGGTAGGAATGGTTTGTTCTATGGTTCTGATGTAAAACACTTCTTGTGTTTTTCCTTTGATGCTTTTGGTAATTCGACCATTGGCACCGTTCAAATCTTTGGGGTTCAAAATAAATCCGTTCAATTGGCAGTAGGCTTTCATGGCTTTCTTGAATTTATTGGTACTCCATTTGCCTTGCTTGGTGGTTTTCATGAACTCATCAAAAGCTTCTTCTTTGGAGAAGTATTTGTCCAGATACTTGAATTCGTCCACTTCATTACCCATTTCGTCCGTTTCTTTGTTAGCAAAGAAGGAATCCGCCCAACCTTCAAAAGCTTCTCCCATTTCGGCACGCAAGCTCCGTTTGGTTACATTGTCCATTGGCGGGTTGATTTTGCCCGGATGCGACAAATAAAACTGAATGCACTGTGCGCAAAAGTTGTAAAAGGTGTTCCATTCGGCTTCGGTAAAATCTCGAAACAAATTGCGTCCTCCAAAATCATCTGAGATATTACGGCTCTGTTTGTATTCACCGTCCTTGTTTTCGTGGTAATAGTCCGAAAAGGAACAAAACAACAAACGTCTGGCGGTTGATGGCCCATCATCTTTAATAGTAAAGTTTGAGGTGATCACAAACTTGGGCGACTTGGCAAACGGAATCTCATACGGTTGGCCGTTCTTGGGATTCACTTTCAAAGAACCTGTAATCTCGGAGTAGAAAAAACCAAAATCCAAATACTGATTGGCATCATCAATCAAAATAAAGTCGGTATCTTCAGTTACTCCGTGGTAGATAAAATCGTTTTGGGTCACCTTGGGGTCACGTCCTTTGATGTAGAACCTACGCTTTAGGATGTGATTCATATTTCCAAAACCAACTGACTTTCCAGAACCTCCGTGACTTTCTCCAGTTTCGGATATTTTGTTGTCCATGACAAACAAACACCACGGTCTACTATCATCTTTGTAGGTGTGCAGGAGGTATCCAATGGAATAGATTTTGTTAATCAAATGCATCTTTTGCTCATACACTTCGTCTTCTGTTAATCGGGTTCCTGCTATGTTGAACTGATTTTTTTTAAAATAGGTTTCGGCTTCTATTTCTGGTCTGTTCTCAAAGGATTCCTCTAGTTCTTTTCTCCAGTGTACACGAGAAGCATTGATTATATAGTTAAAGAACGGATTGTCTTTTTTCAAGACTTCAACATCATAATTCCCTTCGGCATCGGTGCTTATTTTGAATTGTGGCATTTCTTCTTTTTTGACATTGAAATCAATCACTTTATCTTCCCAAACATAATTGTCGACTTCGCCTTGCTTGAACTCTTTGATTTCGCTACCTGTTATTTTCCATACTTTTTTGCTAAAGAATAAGTACTGCGTGTGGCGATCCGCTCTTGTGAAATCGACACTTACTTTTGGCAACTTTGATAAAGAACGTTCCCCTAATTGGTTGCTTTTGTATATGTAATCCCGAAGGTCTGGATTCATCTGACGGTCTTGTAAAAATTGATGCACGTAATTTTCAATTTCATAAGGGTGCAACACCTTTACTATACTGCCTTCTTTCTTAATGTACACAAAGCCTTCTTTTATGTTTGGATCTTCATATCTCCCAAATCCCATGTGTGCCAAAAAGTGATAGAGTCTGGTATTGGAAAGGTTGTAGTTCATTTTTTTGTTACTGAAATACTCTGTCCAAAACTGAAAAGGCAGAGCGTTAGCGATCAATTTGTCTAGCGCATTGGTAAAGGCGCTAGAGTAGTCTTTGTTATAAAACTTCTCTACATAGTCCTTAAAATCTTTGCAAGGATTTCCGCGTTTGTCTCTAAACTCCTTTAGCTTTTCGGGTAACCAAAGCAGTTTTATATCTAAATATTTCAAACCAAGTTCTACCGCTTGCTTGATACCTGTATTGTCTAAATCGGCTACGTAATACACTTCTTTTGCCCATTCTTTTAATTTTTTTAAATCATCAAATGTCAAATGCTCGCTTTCAGAATTGAACCAAATTGGAAACTTATTAAAGCTTCGTAGGTTCAAGCCGTCAGAACCACCGCTTACCACAAAAACAGCATCTAACTTGTAGTCTTTTTTCTTTTTGCTATCCTTTTCCTCATCCTCTAAATCGTCAATACTAAAGTGCTCTTCGTAAGCTGCTTTCAGTTTTTTGTATTCTTCTTCAATTTGTTTCAATCCAAAAACGTGGCGTTTTGGTTTGGCTCCAGCGTAACGAAAACGGAATTGTTTTTCGAAGGAATTGGGTTGGTAGATTTTCTGCCAAGTGCCAAAGTCAAAAACAAAAATTGGGTATTCCTCTGTGGATGTTGTGGTAATGGTTTCGTTTTCCTTACAATAAGAAAACGAGGCGCAAGAATGCAATTGGTATTCCTGACATATTTTTTCGTTTACACGTGGCCCTAACAAAGCCAATTCTTTTGGTGTAAAATCTTTAAAAGCGAAATGGTAAGTACCTGGTGTTTCATCTGCTTTTAAACTTCTTCTTTCGATGATTGGTTTTACTACTTGCAATTCCGCTCCTTTGATTTGGAAACGAGCCCCCAAAAGAGCACAGGCTTCACCGTGCGAAATGCTTTCTTCTAAAGCACATACTTGTATTCCATTTCTTGATTTTTGGTCACCACCAAAATCAGTTACCACCCAAACACCGTTTGCCAATAATTTTAAAGAAGCCGAAGCTGTTTTTTCTGATTCTCTTAGTTTGAATTGTTTAGCTACTTTAGAGATAACCTTGTTTGCATTGGGATAATACGATAAGATAATGTCTAGACCTCCGTTGGTTGCATCAAATATGTCTTGTTCTTTTACGTAGCTCATTATCTTATGTGTTGTGGTTGGTTTACAATTAGGTTATTGACTTTGGTTTGCATCGTAGAAAAATTTTCATTGGCACTATTCAATGCTTTTTTGAAATTAGAGAAGGCTTTAGATAGTTTGTAGGTTTCGAGTTCTACTCTCAAAGAGCGAACGGCGTTGTCCATTTCTTTTTCTGTAAAAAATCCTGATCTTTCTAGGTTGTCGATTTGCTCTTGTAACAAATCGATTTTATGTTGCAATAATTCGTCTGACATCATCTTTATTTTATGGTTATCGGATAAAAAAACCACCCACTAGGAGTGGTTTAGTAGCGTATGGTGCACATACGAGTATAGGTAAGAACGTAGTATCAGTTTTACAACTGAATAAGATTCAACTGAAAGGCAATGCGCACAATCTCTTGCTTGGTTTGCACTTTGAGTTTTTGATATAGGTTTTGTTTGAATTTGTGAAAGGAACCCATTGGCAAGTCCAATTCGTAAGCGATGTACTCATTGGTAGCGTCGGTACAAAGCATTTGGATCATGTCTACCTCTTTTTTGGTCAATCGCTGACCATTTATATGAGGCATCTTGCATAATATCCCTTCCGATGGGCAGTTGCCGCGGTTTGGACAAGCCCAGTATTCTCCTTCTTGTAGTTTACCTTCGAAAACATCTGCCTTAAAGTCAAGTCCGCCAAAGCGACATTTAGCAAATTGCTCTGTGCGTTTCATTTTGGAGTTAGGGAACCAATCGTGAAGCTCTAGTTTTACCTGAATATCATTATTTATGGCGTTTTCAAGTACACTAATGATTTCAGAGGATAATTCGCAAAATGGAAGTATTTTGCCTTTGTTCAAGAATTTTAATTCTTCGTTTACTACCAAAAATTCAGTAGCATCGCATCCCATTCCAGGGAATAGATTTGATGTGGTCATTGATGTCATGGTTATTGATTTATTAGATTGTTAATTTGTTGGATATTCTTTTTGTTTTCTAGTGCTACTTCGACTAACACTAGGAGAATATCATTTCTATAATTGGTTTTGTTTTTTACGTTTCGAATGACAGACGAAGAGACTTGTGTCTTGAACTTTTTCTCAAACTTTTCTTGAACAAGTCCTACGTAGACATTTGGCAAAAACTGATCGACAATAGCATAGGCTTTTGCCGTATGCGTATGCATATCTTTTGGTTGATTTTTTTTGTTTATTTTTGTCATCATCTTTTTATTTCTGACACAAAAATAGAAATAAAAATAAACCGTAGGATTATTTTTTGAAGAAAAAATAAACCAACACGATAATTTATAATCAATATAAATAATTATGTATCACGAAAAACTAAAAGGTTTTTTTAAATCTAAGGGTTTAAAACAGAAGGAAGTGGCTACAATACTGGGTTGTAGCGAGAATCAAGTTAGTAAATACTTGCGTGGTGTAGACCGAATGAGTAGTACAGTCATTTCAAATCTAAAAAAGAACTTTCCAGATATCAACCTAGAAGATATTTTTTCGGACACAGAACAAGAACCAATGACTTTTCAAGAACCTCCTATGGATGGCTATATGAACGTTGACTATGAATTGAGTCAAATGCAAATCAGAATAGGACAAATAAGGGAACATTTGGCACGAAAAAGCCACGATTAAAAAACAAACTCAACAATAGTGCGCTTTTAGTGTGATTCTCGGGTTCCTTCTGCGTTCACAAATGGCTTTTTAAGCTAAAAACTAAAGTGCACATACAGACTGTAAAGTCAAGTATAGTGCGCTTTTTTTTGTTTTTAACTTTTTTACTACAAGCCTATGTTAACCCTTTATCAATCCAAAATGGACACGCTATTGGCCACGACTAAATTTACCGTGCCAATGAAAGAATCTTTCACTTTTAGAGAATACAAAAAATCAAACGGAAAGACTCCGCTTATTCTCACACTTCGTTCTAATTCAAAAAAAGAACGCATTAATCTCGATCTCGATGTTTATATTGAACAGTGGGATAAAGAAAAGCAACGATTAAAACCGATATCTCAGGAGAATATCGACACCAATTTAATCTTAGACAATATCGTTTCTAAACTCACAAAAATTAAAACATCTTATCGGTTAGCGGATCGCGTTTTGACTATTGAGCAATTGAAAAATGAATTCTTAAACGGCATGCCTCGGATTCGGTTTACGGCTTTCTATGAAATGATGTTGGAGGAAGAAAAGGTAATGATGCAACGCTCTTCTTATAATAGATATAAATCGGTGTGGAAGAAGTTGAAAGCCTATGACGATGACGTAACGTTTCAGGATATCAATTTAAATTGGATTGATAAATTTAAAAAACATTTGCGTGGATTAGGCAATGAAGCGACAACAGTAGCAGGGAATTTGGCGGCTGTGAAAAAATTTCTTGGATTAGCTAAAAAACAAGGCATTCAATTGGCTTTGAATGTTGATGAAATAAAGGTGGGAAGCACCAAGGGAAACAGAACCAGTTTAAATCCATCTGAATTAAAAAGGTGTTTTGGTTACTATCATTCTGATTATATTGACCCATCAAGCCGCCTGATACTTGGTTATTTTTTATTTAGTTGTATGACTGGATTACGAATTTCGGATGTACAAAAATTGAAACGCTCTTACTTTCAAGATGAATTTGTTTCTTTTGTTGCTCAAAAAACTAGAAAAACACAAAGCATTGCTTTAAATAAAAAAGCCCTTGCGATTATTGCGCACGAGCCTTTATTATTTGAAAAGAAATTTGCAGACCAACACATCAATGATGAGTTGAAGAAAATAATGCTGAGATTAAAAATCAACAAAAAAGTAAGCTTTCACGTAGCGCGCCATACTTTCGCAACTTCTTTTTTGCGAGCTGGTGGACAAGTAGAAAAGCTACAATTGCTTTTAGGTCATAAAACGATTAGTCAAACAATGATCTACGCACATATAGTTCAGAGCGATGCTAACTCTGAAATATTTTTACTTGACAACTTATTTTAAAGTAAAGCAATCTATTTCAACTTCGTTAAGGTCTTTTTTAATTTGTCGTTTCACAAGCGTTTTGATTACGAAGTACCTTCCGAAGTTGAATATTTTATTTTTAGCAGACAAATTTTTGATTTGCTCAATATAACTGGAAAATATAAACTTGTATCCAATACCATTAATTCTAAAGCGAAACCAATCATTATAATAATTCTCTACTAGGTTTGGTATAAGAATAGGACCTACATCTTCAGTTAGGTTTAATCCATCGCTATTCAATCCTCCGTATAAAACGGTATACATTTTTTGCTTTTCGGATTCCACGGCATAAGCGGTTTGCACTCCTTCTTTGAATTCGTTTTTTAAAGGAAATGATTCTATTTCGATAGGATTTGTTTTTTCGTTTTCTGTAAACCCTGATGTTTTAATACCATCATCATCAAAAAACACTTTTGTATGATTGTTTATTTCGTTGTTAGCGTCTTGGTATTTTAGCAAAAATGAAATTCCTTTGTTATAGATTCGTTCAGAAAACATTTCAAATTCTGATAAATCTATAGCATCTTCATAGTTTATTTTTGAGTTTACACAATCCATATAAATATCTTTACCTTCCAAGCGCAAATCAAGATTATAAGTGTTTTTAATACTTGTTACAAATTTTCCAAAAGTGACATCTGGAACTACTCTGTTCAAATCAACATCATCGTTTTGAACAATGTTTGGAATAGCTACCCCAAGAGAATTATAAAGAAATAGGGAAGAGGTATTGATATCCAGTATTTGTCCATCATCTTTTTTAAATTGAGAGCTAATAATTTCTAACTCATCTGGTTGACCGTCATTAATTGTATCAAAAGTAAAATCTACATTATAGCTATAGAGGTATCCTGAATGATGTCGGCGTTCTGTTTTCATAGCAATGAAAAGCCTTCTTCCACGATATCTAATCAGCACTGCGCTTAACTCTTTCCATCTTCCATAAATATAAGCCGTTCCCAAAACACGATACCTTCCTTTTGAAGGAAGCGTGACAAAAGTTTGATAGTCGGCTTTATTCCCTGAAGAACTTACCCTGTCAGTTCCTAGTATAAGCGTATTAATATCGATTTGATCTAGAATTTTATTGTAATCACAATCCGCATATAGTATTTCCTTTTTTAATGTTTCAATATTCAGCACATCCCCTTTCAATGTATAGCCTGCTTGTGCAAAACCTTGCGTCAGGATATGCATTTTGTAAGGAAGTGGTAACATGAGATTTCGATTATTTGGAGTACCGCTTACCACTTCGTTTGTAACAAAGTCCCCATTCTTGTAGTTATTGAATATCTTTTGAAAGTACGCCCAGGTTGATTGTGTGGTATCGTATCTGTCCGTAATGATTTGCGGATAATTATAGTTTACTTCAGGCCATGTTTTGTCTATTATTGTTTTTGCGTGAGCATAGACATCAGTTGTTGTTACTTTTTGAAGTTCTATTTCATTGAGTTTTTTATTAAAATTTGGAAACTCATCAACTCCATATTGCAATTGACAATTTATTGTTTCATTCAATGTGTCAACAGTCAGAATTCCTGCTTCCTTTATGTTCCCAAACACATAGGTTATATCAAACTCGGTGGTAACTTCTTTAGAACAATGATCCAGTAAGTCCTGAAAATTACGCTGATTTTCATTGGTCAATTCTAAAGAAAATGGAAAGGAATACTTTGTAGTATACTTATCTAAAAACATTGAGTTTTCGTCCGTTGTAGTAATGTCAACGGTACTCAAATCGATTTCGAAGAATTCAGCTATTATTTTATGCATTTTAGTATAGTATTGATTTTATAGATTTTAGCAAGAACCTTGAGAAATTACTACTCCAAACTCATCTATTTGAATCCAGTTGTTGTTGCCAAGAGGATATATTAATCTGTCGCCAATGAAAGGAGTTAACCCCGAACTATCTTCATAAATGATATCACCTACAGATGGCCACACACTGGTTCCTTCATGGTATCTAACATGTAATCTATCAAATATACTACATGCATCGTTTATCAAAGGCATTCCTATAAAAGACATTATAAATCCTTGAAGTAATTGTGCCAAAGTTGTAGGGGTAATTGTGGCGCTAGGTATTGAAAGATTGCCAGCTGCATCCCCTGCCACAACATATATTGAATACGTTGTTCCAGGAGTCAACCCAGTAAAATTATGGTAAGTACCCGTAGTAATACCAACACCATTTAAGAAAATGCGATAAATAGAAACACCAACGTTGTCAATAGATGGGTCCCAAGTAATTCGCATGGAAGTTGGGGTAATCATAGAGGCCACTACATTTTGAATTTGACTTGGAGGTGTAATGTCAACAAATGCAGCTGTAGTTACATTTACGGTATTACTTGCAATTGATCTATTGCCATAAATATCTTTGGCTATCACATAAAATGCATAAGTAGTACTAATGGACAAATTAGTGACTACAAACGTAGGTGCCACACTAGAAGCCAAGAACACGCCATTCATAAAAACGTCATAGCCTGCAATTCCTGATACATCTATAGAAGGAGTCCACTCTAAATTGGTGCTTGTAGTGGTGGTTTTTGAAGCGGCTAAATTAGTAGGCTGTGATGGTGGAATGTCGTCTGATTCTACGATTTGCAACGGCGCATTTAGATTTAGAAGCAACGGTTTTTTACTTTCTAAATTGAGACGAAACTCAATATCGTATTCGTAATACGCTCTTTTCGGGTCTTTGCCTACTAGCTTTTTACCGATTGGCACTAACTCAATTCCTTTGTTTTCTCCGATAATTAACCATGCTTTCAATGAGTCAAAAAGGCTTTCGATTGTGATTTCTTCTTGCTGCAACACAAATCCGGTATTGATTATTAAAGAAGTTGTTTTTTCTGAAGAGACCTTTTGCGTATTGAAAACCACTCCTTTTTGCACTTTGTTGGTGCGCATTTCATACTCGATTGGAAAAGAATAATCGCCTTTGAATTCCATCGTGGTACGTAAACGGTATTCATCCTCGAACGCAATATAATTACTGAAATTTCCATCGGGCAACACAATGAATTTTTTACTCAATAACGGATTGGAAGGCATTACGACTTCTATAACATCCCCCATTGTAGCGTTGTAGTTTTCTAGCTTTAAGAATTTGGAGCAAATATTTCCAGATACTACAGTGATAGCGAAAGAATCAACAAGGGTTTGGTTTTTCTTGACTCCAAAATTATGTGTACCTACAGGAAGAATGACATTAAAAAAAGCATAGCCTTTGGCAGTTACCGAACTTGGCAGTTGGTACATTTCCAAAAAGGCGCAATTATTTTGCACTACATCAGGTTTATAGCCTGAAATAAATTTAATTGGGCCTTGAATAGTTTCACTAATTAAAGTTTCGGTAGCGTTGTCAATTTCTCTGAAAGTAAGCGTAACCAAGGCCGCTTTGTATTGAAACAAACTTCTCATGTTGATTGCTTTTATACGTGGCATGTTTCGGTCTATGACTTCGCCCAACAAAAAAGAAGCTCTTTGTTGAAAAAGTGGAATTTTATATACCAAATATGTAAACGTTGGTAAATCAGTATAGAAGTCAAACGTTTGTATTTGCACCTGTAATTCGAAGTAGGTGTTTTGATTATTGGAGTTGAAAATAATTTCGTCTACCTCTTTGGTGTAAAAGAAATCTATGTCGTTGTATGGAGTAGTATAGTTCATTTTATTTACGGTTTTCGGTTTTTATGGATTGGTATTTGTCTAATCCTTCTTTGAGTTTTCGCATTGAGTTCATGTCCTTGTTACTGACATAGGCTATAAGCCCATTGTCTTTGAAATACTGCAACAGCGCCACGTTTTCGGATAACATGGCCAACATCATTGGGTATAAAGCGTTTTCTTGACTGGCTCCATTCGCATCACCAGTATAAAGCGTATCGTTTTTATAATAGCCATTTTCAAAACCTTTGATGCTTTGTATTTCTCGAATCAAAGCATCTTTAAGATTAGGGTTCATTTGTGTCCAAGCTTTGTTATCTATAATCATTTCAGGTCCGTTTTCGGCTACCATAAAATGACTGGTATCTTTTACCAAGCCTGATTTGGTTTTACCTCCAAATCGGGAACTAAACACTTTGCCATCTTGCTGACGACGTAATAATTGGGTGTTGTATAAACCATCCTCGAAA